GCGTGCCAAGGCAAGGGACCAACCGACCTACCGTCGGTTGGTTACCTGTTGACGCACGACCGTCCCCGCGGCCGAAGGAGGAAGGGGGTTTCCCCTCCCTGCCTCGGTTCGCACGGGGTACGGAGACCTAGTTTTAGGTTCTTTCGTACGCCGGCTCATCGTGGTCACCCAAAAGACCGCAAGTTTCTCCGACAAGTCTGGGCCGCCCCCGCCTCCCAACGTGCCCGTTGGGTACGGTTCATTGAACCGTGTTGGGAGGCTGTGTGGGCGGCCGTCTCGCTTGTCGAGGTTCCGCTTGGGTGTGAAGACTTGGAGTCTCTTCGTCGGTGGGTAACGAGGACCACCGTCGGCTGCGGCCCCGCAGTAGTAGCAAAGGCCCTTAAAGCCTTTGCTGCTCGCTGTCGGGGACTGGCCGCAGCCGTAGGTGGTCCCGTCCCCTCCGACGTTGAGAAGTTCTCTACCCCCCCTGCTCTCCTCCCGGGGTCGCCGAAGTGTATGAGTCACATACTTCGGAAGATCCGGCGGGCACGGCGGGGGGAGGCGCGAGTACGGGAGCTCCTGCAGCTCTCTTCTCTCGCTCGCGCCCTCCCCCCGTGTGATGCCCAAACGGCTTCCGAAGCACTTCGGATTCACCGGGAAACCCTCACACGCTCCCCTCCGACCCCAGAAAGTGATCTGGAGTCGATCCGAGCGTTTTCTGTGCTGTGGGGTCGGCGTTTCGGCCGGTTTGCGCAGCGTTCGTCGGCGGCAATGTCCGCCTCGAACTCTGCGACCCTCGACTACTCCCGGAAGCTTGGCGGGCTCCGGTCGGACCTTCGGGCCCGGGTAGACGAGTGGTTCGTTGAACCGGCCGACGTGGTCGGGAGGGGTCACCCCTTCCCGACCTTCGCCGACCCCGAGCGGTTCACTCCCCAAGGGGAGGAGAACCGCCGCACCTACTTGAACTCTGGAGCGACTCCGGAACGGGGAAGTGTCGAGTACGTCACCGACATCTCTGCCGAACCGGACGCCGAACGCTCCAGAGTTGCTCGGATTTTGAGGGACGTCTCCCTCCGCAAGTTTGCTACCCGGACCGGTCCTCTCCCTTGTCAGGCGGAAGTTGTACGTGAGCGCGGTTTCAAGGCTCGCGTAGTGACAAAGTCTCCGTCTGACGTGGTTGAAGTCGGTCACCTCGTCCGTAGTATTGTTTGGCCGATGCTTGAGCACGACCCGAGAGTGAAGGCCTCCTTGGAAGGAGGTCGTCTTGAAACGGTCTTTAAAGACCTGGCGGACACTCCGTTGGAGTGTCCCGTTTCCCTCGGTTCGCTCGTGTTGGTATCGGCCGACCTTACCAAAGCCACGGACGGGTTTTCTCGCGGGTCCATTCTTGCGGTTTGGGAGGGAGTTTGTGAGGGAGCAGGACTCCCTGCCGACGTCCTTTGGCTGGGACGTCGTCTGCTTGGGCCGATGGAAGTACGGTATCCTGAAGACGGCCTTACTGTTGAGACGAGCTGTGGCTGCCTTATGGGTTTGCCACTCTCGTGGTTTATCTTGAACCTTCTCAACATATGGGCCGCCGAAGGTGCCGTTGTGGAGGCCTGCCGAGGCCTCGGCTTGCCTGGGAGAGCGAGCCGAGAGCTTTGTCGCTTCGCCACGTGCGGGGACGACCTCGGTGGTGTCCTTCCTTCCTCGGCCCACGCAGAGTACGAGAGGAGGATTTCGGCAGTCGGCTCGGGTTTGTCGGCCGGGAAGCACCTCGTCTCTAACCACCTTCTGCTTTTCACCGAGCAGATGTGTTGGTTTGAGACCGAGGCGCGTCCCGTACCCGACTATTCCCTTGCCGCCTACCTGCGGCCTGAGGTGGCAGCTCGTTACTCGTTGGACCGGTTGGTTGCACTTAGTGCGGCCCGGATGGTGGACTACGTTCCAGTGCGTAGTCTCGTCCATCCGGGTCACTTCCTCGTGAAGAGGGTAACCGGTCCCCTTGCTTTCGAGCTGCCTTCGTGGGCCACCTCCGGTCCTGCAGTGTCTTCTGCCATTCCCGCGTGGACGTCCGACCGTAAGTGGTCGGTCGTCGCGCGGCTGGCAAAAGTCCTGAGGCCGGAGGTGGCCGCACTTCAGGCCGCTGGAATACCTCCTTTCGTACCCAGGGAGTTGGGGGGTGGCGGGTTCCCCTGTCCGAAGAGAGGGCGAGCTCTGTCCACCTGCCCCTCTAGCTACCGCCGGTTTCTCTTCCGTGTGTTCTTGGATGCACGGGAGGGAGGCGGTGCTAAGGAGGCAGCTGTGGCTTCGCTTCGCCTTCTGGTAAAC